CTTCATTCGATACGCAAATTCCGCCATTTTGAACATTTAATAAATCATTACATAAACTTCTATAATGAGAAATCCAAAATATTTCCCTGCTTTCCCATTCACCTGTACCGGATTCTATTATTTTCAGTAATGCTTTCTTTCCTTCTGCATTTAATTTTCTTAACCACCTACTAACAGGCCAATCACTATCCTCTCTTATAGCCTTTTGCAAGTGACGAACCAGTCTTTTATTTGCATCTTTACTATATCCAATATATCTTACATGTTCAGAAGTTGGATCAATGAGCGCATAAATCTCCCAAGCGCCCGCCTCTGCGACTACTGCGTCACGTTGTTGAGTGCTCATTACACGGCAGTTTCTGGAATTGGTATAAAGGGATAACCACGAAAGTGGATCACATTATTAAATTTAGAGGTACAAGTTGCTTGAGTTTTATCGCAACCCGCGTAAACGGTAAATGCATCACCCACGGTTGGTGTGAATGGGAGTGATAATGCAATAATGAAATTACCCAGTGTATGTTTTTTAATGGTACGAGAAACACCCGCATTCTGACCACTGGTAAAAACTAAATAACCTTGATCAAAATAACCCGCAGCAGTGGCTAAGGCACAATTAAGTGAAAGCTTGGTGCTGGTAGCATTAATCGTGGTGTTTGAGGCGAATGAAGCTTTGTTTAACGTACAGCCTGTATCATAAAGACTATGTAAACATCCGGCTTGATATAAGTTACGCGGCATTTGAATATTTAATAATTCAAGGTCTGACTTCACTGTTAATTGCACAGTAGTGCGGCTCGGTGTCGCGTCTGAAATACTGCCAGTAAACATGATTAATGCACCGGTTGGCGCAGCTGTCCAACTGGTTAGAAATGCGCGATATAAAGTGACATCCGCACCATCAAAGCCACCATTACTGGCGAATTGTGGAATTGGAATACCGCTGATTAAATTACTGATGCCTGCGAATAGCGTAACGTCTAACGTATCAACCTGAGTGCCTACTACGGTTTTAGTAGATCCACGCTCAAACGGAAATGGCACATAAGTATTGCCGCCATAAACAATATTCACATCAGCACTGGTGTAATATAAAACTGAGCCAGTGACTAGAATGATGCTGATTAAATCGGCAATCAAATACTCATTGCTGCCATTAATTAAGGCAATTAAAGGGGCGCTGGCTGTTCTCATATCTTGCTACCCAAGCAACCGCGTAATGTCAGTTTTTTAAGCGTCCATAATTGATACATAAAGTTTTCAAAATCACTGGAGTCATTATCAAAACGGCAGCGATAATAATAAGTACCAGTCCAAGTAAGCGCAGCCGCTGAAGCTGGTGGCGTGGCAAATGTCACCATGCCAAATGCATCTATCGTATAGTCGCTGCCGCTCACCATCGTGGTTCCTGCTTTTTTAATGACAGGTAAACCATTTAAGTTCATCACTGGCTCAGTAAAGCCACCATAAGCACGTATTAATTGAAAGGCAGTAGTTACGCCATTACCTGTACCAAAGCTTTCATTGGTCACGCTTGAATCAGTAGTATCAGTAAATAAGAAGCTATCGAACGATCCTTGTCTGGCATTAAAAAATCCCATCAATGTTTGCAACTCAGCATAAGCTGTTGATGCGCGCAAAAATTCATAAGGCAAAGTAATCTTATAAATTGGGTAAGCCATTAAAGCGGCGCGAAGCTCTTTGCCTGAGACGGATTTTTGAATGCGTGTTGACCATTCAGGCGCTTTTACAATACTCCAGCTTAAGCCGGGTAAAGTTGGGAATACTTGATTGCTCATGTGATTTACCGATGGCTTTATTTAACAACTACAAAATTGCGATTCATTTGCTTGAGTAATTTAGCCAAATCTTTTTTATGGATAAAATCACCGCCAGAGGTATGAATGTGAGTAATTCCTGAACCACCAATACCGCCATTATCTAAATTACGAATTTTCTCGGCCTCGGCTTTTGGTAACACCATTTCTTTTTCATGCAATTGCGTCATTGGATTAACGCCAGACGGAATATCGTAACCACCTTCAGCTGATGCCACACTTCCAGCAATACCAGCCACGGCAGCAAATGCGCCCGCTGCCACAACAGGTGCAAGGTATGGACCAACAAATGGAATGCCGACAATCGCTTTATAAGCGCCTGCCATCGATTCGTAGGCGCTATTCATAATGTTCTTGATTGCAGCCATACCTCCAACGGAAGTAGATGCTGCTGCGCCTGTAGTTTCAGCAGTAGTTCTGGCAGCTACACCAGAAACAGTGGCCATGGTTTTGCGTGCTTCATTAGAAATCCATTGCACTACCATCTTTACGCCCATGTTCGCAAATTCAAGCGCAATAGACTTGAACATATTAGCTAGACCTTTTTGCAGTGTGGTAGTACCTTGAATAATACCGCCTACTGTTTTTTCAAACGCAGAGCTGATCGGCGCAAAGTTCTTATCCCACATGGTCTTTTGCTCAACTGCCATTTGGCCGCTGATTTTCTTCATTTCAAGACGATGCTTTTCAGCAAGCGCTTCAATTTTGTCGTAAGCCTGCTGTTTTGCAACCACATCACCCACAATCAATTCTGCTTTATCCTGGGCGGACTTTAATTCAATTTGATATTCTTCTTCAGCCAGTTTTTGTAACGCAACCAGTGATTGAGTAGTAGTGATTTCACCAAGTGTTAATTGCTGCTTGATTGAATCGCGTTTAATTTCTAACTCAGCAATAGCGTGGTCTTTAATACGCTCAAGATGCAACTCTTCTAACTTATCAAGTTGCTTTTGATGCTCTTGTGCGGCTTTGGCCATATCCAGTAAAGCAGTTTTATATTCTTTGGATTCAATGCCGTATTTGTCGCCAATCTTAGTGGCTATTTCACCAGCAATACGTATACGGTCAACGCCACCCGCTGCATAAGCTTCACTTTGTGCTTTCAGGTCGGCAATCTCATTTTGTAATTCTTCTTGCGCTTGTTTTTTATGTAAGGCAAATATTTCATGCTCAACCGCTTGACGTTCTTTTTTATTGTTTTTTGCGAGCGCTAATTTTGAAGTCCAAAACTTTAATTCGTCTGCTAATGAATCTTTGAAGTAATTTTGTGACTCATCTAACATCACCGTTAATTCTTCTTTCCAGTCGCTTACGCGAGAGGTCGCTGCCTTAGCTTTCTTTTCTTTTGGATCCTTGCCATCAGATTGTGCGCCTTCACCTTTAGCTCCAGTGGCTGTTGGGGCGCTAAATAAATCACCTATTTTTTTATTAGTCTCTTCAGCATCACTTTGAATTTCTCTAAATCCATCTTTGACATTATTAACCAATGCATGAGCGCCTTCTTTTGCGGCATTATAAGCACCTGCAAAATCCCCATGAAAGACTTTATTCACCACATCGCCAACTACCATTGCACCGTCAACAATGGTTTTAAATGAAGCGAATAAAATATCAGTGACCATTTTTACGGTAAAAATTAACACATGGAATGCAGCTGTTAATCCACCGATGGCGCCTTTAAAAATTAATACTAAGCCAGGGCCAGCACTTGAAAACCATTCACCTAACTGAGTCAATACTGGCAGTAATGCGTCGCCAATTGCTTTTTCAGTAGCTTGCAATACATCATGCACATCATTCATGGCAGCGCGATACTTAGCGGTAGCCTCGACGTTCTCTTGACCAACTACCAAGCCAAGTTGTTCGGCTTTTGCTTTTGATTCTTCCATGCCAGCCGCAGTTAATTTCAAGATGCCTGAAACTTCAGCCCAGCTTTTGCCGTATATCTTTTGGCCTTCAATATTACGGTCAATACCTTCTTTGAATTTTAAAAGATGGGTATTAGTGTCCAGCATAATGTCTAATGAACTTCTAAAATGGCCATTAGCGTCACGTGTTGATACACCTAAATTAGTAAATGCAGCTTCATTTGAACCAAGTGTTTTAGTTAATTTGGCATTCGCTGTATTGATGGTATCGCTAGATAAGTAAACATCATCTAATGCCACATTTAAAATGCTGGCCTCAGTCGCGGTAATGCCTAAACTTTTGCCCAGGGCATTAGCTGATTTTGTCATTTCAACAGAAGCATCCACTGCTTGTTTGAATGCAGCACCACCCGCTGCCACCGCAGCGAAGGCAATCATGGCGCCCTTCATTTTCTCTAAGGTGCCTGTGACTTTTTCAAACTCAGAATGCATTTTTTCTGTGGATTCTTTCACAGCGCTTGCCATTTTATAGCTTGCTTCACGCATGACTGTTTGAATTTTTAGCGCGGCTTTTTCTGCGTCTGTACTCAGTTTATTAAACTCAGCAGAGGCCGCAGAAGAGTCGGCGCCAATCTTTAAGTCATAATCATTATCTGCCATAGCGGTCTCTAGTTAGGGGCGAACATAGCAATAAACTCTGCCAGTTCAGCAGGGTCATTTTCAGCAGTTTCTGTGATATTGGTTGTTTTTGGCTTAATGCCAAAATAGGCGGCAACCATTAAATGAATTGGTGGGTGAGATTCCCAATAATCATTCATGGCATATAAGCGAGGCAAATCCATGTGCTCTGCTATGTATTCCCATGTCCAGCCGGTTGAAGCTATGACATGGGTATAAATAGAAAGCCAGTTAATATCTACCCCGCTACTGCTTCCCCCGCTGGAGTAGCCTCTGCCAACTCTTTGCGTTTGAGGCCAGATACATCCATGACCGCAGCGAACACATCAGACATATTGCCAACATCAATCATTTCAGCGACTTCAGGGCGGGTAATGTCAGGGTAGTTACGTAACAAACTGGCGTGCGCAGCATCAATCACAGTTGTTATTTGGCTGGAATCCATGACATCCCCATTGAAACTACCAATGCGAGATTGCAATTGCTCTAACGCACCAAGGGAGATTGGCGGTAAGACATAATCAATACCGCCAAGGTTTAAGGTAATGCCATTGTATTTAACGACTGGCATAATTATTCAGACAACGCCATAGTGCCAAGGTTATTACTTGCATCGGCAAACGCTTCAAAGTCAAACTCTGGTACCAAGAAGTCATCCAATTTTGTTGAGAATGACATTTTGCTTGAGATACAACTATTGAGCGTTAAGATCATGCTCTTACCTTGGAATGGCAGATATAGATCACACTTGAATGTTGGTGCATAACCCATA